ATGCCACGCGATTACGAGATTAAAGATGCCTTCAGGCTTGCCATTAAACGCGACGCGCGCGGGCGTTACACCGTGAGCACACTCGACTTTGTAAAAGAACTCCAGCAGCTCAACTGGCACTTCAGCGCCAGGGAAGCAAACAGATGGATAGAAGCGCACAAGTCAGATTTCCGGGATATCTCAGCATCGGAAGGAGAGGAACGCACCTTCCAGGTCTTTAACCCGAATGGCGGCATGTGATGTTTGCGCTGGTGGATGTGAACTCTTTTTACGCCAGCTGTGAGACGGTGTTCCGTCCTGACCTGCGCGGCAAGCCGGTTCTGGTTCTGAGCAATAATGATGGCTGCGTGATCGCCAGGAGTGCGGAAGCTAAAGCGCTGGCCATTCCTATGGGTGCACCCTATTTCAAACTCAGGGAGGACATCAGGCGGCACAGGATCCATGTATTCAGCAGTAATTATGCGCTGTATGCCGACATGAGCAGCCGGGTAATGACAACGCTGGAGCAGATGGCCCCCAGCGTAGAAGTCTATTCAATTGATGAAGCGTTCCTGGACCTGACCGGTGTGCGCAACTGCATGGTACTGGAAAACTTCGGACGGGAAGTGCGTGAGACGATCAAACGCAACACACACCTGACCGTGGGCGTGGGCATTGCCCAGACCAAGACGCTGGCCAAGCTGGCAAACCATGCCGCTAAGAAGTGGAAGCAGACTGGCGGCGTCGTCGATTTGTCGAATATCGATCGGCAGCGAAAGCTGATGGCGCTTGTGCCTGTTGAGGATGTATGGGGAGTGGGGAGGCGAATCAGTAAAAAGCTCATTGCAATGGGCATTACCACGGCCAGAGATCTCGCAGAACAGAGTACCTGGATCATCCGTAAACACTTCAGTGTTGTACTCGAGCGTACCGTCAGGGAGCTGCGCGGCGAGTCATGTCTTGCGCTCGAGGAATTTGCACCTACCAAACAGCAGATTGTCTGTTCACGTTCGTTCGGTTCCCGTATCACTGTATACATGGATATGCGCCAGGCGGTATGTGCCTTTGCCGAACGCGCCGCTGAAAAGCTGAGAAAAGAAAGGCAGTACTGCAGGCAGATAGCCGTTTTTGTCCGGACCAGCCCGCATGCTGACGGTGAGGTGTTTTACGGTAATCAGGCAACCGGCAGCCTGCTGATCCCTTCAAACGACACCCGCGATATTATCCGGGTCGCTATGGACGCGCTGGACAGGATCTGGGTGGACGGACACCGCTATATGAAAGCGGGCATCATGCTGGGCGACTTTTATAGTCAGGGCGTGGCTCAGCTTAGCCTGTTTGACGAATACCAGCCGCAGGCAAACAGCGAGGCCCTGATGCGTGTTGTCGACGGGCTTAATCAGAGCGGTAAGGCGAGTCTGTTTTTTGCGGGACAGGGTATTCAGAAATCCTGGGAAATGAAGAGAGAAATGTTGTCGCCGGCATACACGACCAGATTTTCAGATCTTCCCATGGCTAAGTAATGTTTGACGTCAGCCACTGACGCCCTGCATGCCTGGTGACTATTTTCGTTATCAGCGTGGGCTAAAAAGATGCAACGTTAAAATGATATGAAGAAGCTGCAGCAGAAAGCTGAAAATATGCTGATGAATATCTTATTGACGCGCAGGTGGGGAGTTAACGTGATCCTGAGGCAGTACTTTATAACGGATGAATGTTCATAACTGCAGGTAACAAGCTGAAAAACATAGCCGGTTATTTACAGTACGCGATGAGATTAACAGCCTGTAATCCTGTCCGGAAGGTCCATGCCGGAAATACTTTGAATGTGCAGAAATTCATTCAGCACATAACATTAATTAACAATGTGAAGTGAGTCGTTTACTGAGATGCTTAGCCGATTCCCTTTCTATTGACTGCCTCATTTACAATGAGGGCTAATGTTAACATGCCATCCATTTCATCAATTGTCTGCGCTTTAAATTATTACATGCAATTTCTTAATGTTTAAAATAAATATCTCAGGTTAGAAATACTGTGTGTCAGGTGTGTTGTCGGTTAGGAACAGGTGCTAATGGGATTCTGAAAGTTAGTCCTAAAGATTATAAATCGTTAATTTTTTATCTTTAAATTCAGGTTGTTATTTGAATTTTTCCGCTTTACACATTTTTCATGGCAAACGATTGCATTGAATATCTCTCAGGATATGAGTAGTAATAATGCACCTTACAGGAAGCGCGTGGTTTATTTCTTTTTACCTGAGCTGCTAGAGACGGAAACAGGATATGAAAAGTAAAGATTGTCGTGTTATTGTTATCGGAGAAAATAACATTTTACATCAGGGTTTATTCAGTCTTATTGACGCCGAATGCAGCAAAAGGCATTTATCTGTATTATCGTGCAATGATTTTCAGCAATTTCGTGTTCAGATACCGACCAGGTATTCTGGGTATTATCAGCTCGCTGTTCTTTGTCTCGGATATAATGACTTTTTTCCCCACTGGTTCAGCACCTTTCTGACGTTATTACGTAAAACGAATGGCAATGTACTGGTGTTCACAGACAACCATGCTCTGCTTACCATGCGGAAAAGAAGTCTTATGAATCGCGTTTGTGATATGGAGTACATACTGGATATATCGTTACCCGTCACCTACATCTCTTTTGTGCTCGAGCACTATCTGAACAGGACGCGCTCTATGAGAGTAAACTGCAAAATATCTGTGCGGGAGCTTGCCGTAATTGATGGTTTTCTGAATGGTGTTAATGCCGTGCACCACTCTTCAAAGCTGGGAATTGAAACCACAACGCTCTATCAGCACCGTAAAAACTGCGCCAACAAACTTGGCGTGAGAAATCTCAAAGATTTACTCAGACTTTGATCACCGGGGGAAGTCGCGTGCCCGTCATCAATATTCATAAAATCGACTGGTTCCGGATACTCACAGATCTGAGCCGTTTTGGTTACTCACTGCAGGACATTGCGGATGAACTGGATGTGGTTGCCTCTACCCTTATCGGATGGAAGAAAGGGGCCAGCCCCCGGCATCATACGGGTGAAGCGCTCATTGAATTATGGTGTCGGGTGACCGGGAAGGGCAGGCATGAACTGCCAAAGGAAAAGTTTGTTCAGAAATTCGTTTTTCACTCTGCGGAACGCCTCTGCCGTCATTCAGAAAAATGAATCTGAACGGACTCATAGTGCCGGTCACTGTCTTACCGGCACAGAGTCATCATGATGAAGCTTGAAAGTGTTGTTAAGTATCACTCCCCGCGTTCTGTCACACCCCTTGCTGGCCAGTCACCTCTGTCACCTGATGCCATGACCGGCAGTGATGTTATGGCCGCACTGGGGATGGTGCAGAAGCGCGCGCCCCTCGGTTATTCTGCCTTCTTCGGAAAAATGCATCTCAGTCTTCACGACAGAGAGCGCGCCATACGATTACTGGCGATCGTCGGCCTGCGGGCATCTGCGCGTTATCCGGCCCTCACCAAACTGCCTGACGATGAGCGTATGGCCATCATCACGGTTATTGCAGGCTATGCCTTTCTGGATTATGCGCGCAGCCCGGATATAACATCGTCATGTCACGCCTGTAACGGCACAGGCCTGCGTAAAGGAAAATGCTGCAACAAATGCGGAGGGAAAGGTGTCGTGCGCGCTGCCTGCAAAGATTGTAAAGGGCGCGGTCAGTCAGTTAACCGGACGAGGACACGTTTTCAGGGCGTGCCGGTTTATCAGCCCTGTAAGCGGTGTTCCGGGCGGGGCTTTGAGCGTATCTCTTCAACTGTTGTATATAGGGCAGTGTGTCAGGTCACGGACGCTATTTCGCTGGATACCTGGCACAAAAGCGTGAAGCAACTGCACGATTTTTTGATTGCCGAGTTGCACCGGGAAGAATCCTGGGCAGAGAAAGCGTTAATGCGCATTACTAAATAGTGAACGATAATTTACATAGCGATGTTATCGCACGCTATTTACTTTTCCATTTTTTGTGTTATTTTGGCTCCAACGATGGGTAAATGACCCTCGAGAGATTTTTTATTCAGCCCTGTCATCTTTGTCAGGGCTTTTTTTATGACCGGATGCTTTCACTGATCCTGCTCATCCACCGGCTCCGGCTACCTTTCTGATGTTCTGCGCGGCAAATCCTGATGAGCAAACTCACAACCGGCATCGCTTACGGCGTATCCGCAGGCGAAGTTGTACATGGTGCACTGACCTTTTTTAGCCCGGAAGAATGGAGTGCGGTAGGCGTCCTCGCCGGTATCAGCCTTGCGACCATAACCTGTATCATCAACTGGTATTACCGCCGCAAGGCAACGCTGGCAGAAATCAGGGCATTGCGCTGCGCCTGCCAGGAAGAACTGCGCTGAATCATGGTCATCTCCGCCGCACTGCGTAACAGACTTCTGGCTGCCGCCGGTGCAGGTGCCCTGACTCTGTCCATTACGCTGCTGGGCGGCCCGAATGGTCTGGAAGGGCGCCGCTATGTTCCGTATCGGGATATTGCCGGTGTGCTCACCGTGTGTGATGGTCACACCGGCCCCGATATTGTCAGTAACAAAACCTATACCGACCCGGAATGCGACAGTCTGCTTCGCGCAGACCTGAAACCCGTTCAGGCCGTCGTTGACAGTCTTGTCATAATCCCCCTAAGCGATTACCAGCGCGCCGCACTCTACAGCTTTGCCTATAACACCGGTATTGACGCTTTTTCCCGGTCTTCCCTTCTGAAAAAACTCAACGCAGGCGATAAAACAGGCGCGTGCAATGAACTGCGCCGCTGGGTCTTTGCGGGCGGCAGGAAATGGAAAGGGCTGATGAACCGCCGCGAAACTGAGCGTGCACTATGTCTGGCGGAGAACGGCGATGACCTTAAACAGAATTAAATGGGATGCCGTTGTGATAGGGCTGCTGCTTGTCCTGGCTACAGGACTGGGTGTGACGATTAAGATTCAGTCCATTTCTAATGCCCGGCTCAACAGGCAGAACAGGCAACTGGCGCAGGAAAAGACCTCAGCTGAGGTGATGACGATTAACGTCCTTAAGGCTACGGCACTCTTCAACGACATCGCCCGGGCAACGCACAATGATAATCAGGCCAGTAATGCAGAAAGCGAACGCAGAGTGGTGGTCATCCGGAAGCTGGTCAAAGGTAACAGCTGTGCCTCTGAACCTGTTCCTCGTCACGCTGCTGACCAGCTGCGCGCGCACAGAGACACAGTACGTTCCGGTTCCGCCCGTGCCGATACCGGCAAGTCTGCTGGCTGACTGCGAAGTGCCGCCTATTCCAGAGCCGCTTACCTGGGGAGAGAGTCTTGAGTTAAATGAACGACTGCTTAACGTTGTTGAACAGTGTAACCGCGATAAGGCCGCCATCCGGCAAATCGAACGGAAACGGCAAAAGTGAACATACTCCGGTTGCTGTAAGGCAAAGCAGCGTGATCAGCACATGGCTCATCGGGTATGATCCTGACCCTGAGCTTTATGGATGAGGATCACATGAAACGGTTAGTCAAAATTTCAGCCATCACAATTACAGTTCTGGTAGTGCTCGCACTGGCTGTAATGATTCTTTTAATAGTATCAATGAGGCCTTCAAAAGTTGATGCTGCACAGGCTGAAGCTTGTCGACACTATGATAATCAGAAAATCATGGCTTGAGTGATACGTGCTAAAACCGGAGCTAAGGAATAATGGAAAAATTTCTCTGACGTTCAGGACGCAGCTGAAAATAACGGAATTCTGATCGACTATGACCAGATGACATTCGGAAACAATATCTGGTTGGTTCCTTTCACTCAGCGTAGCGGCCAGTCAGCAACCGGCGAATATTTTGGCATGCTTGACTGCACCACAGACAGTGTTGAATTCAGCAAAAAGTGATTTTTCAAGACTAGCGTCGGCTGTAGCTCCACGTCACCTGTGCGAAGCAATGCGGCACCGGCACCGCCAGTTCGGATGATGCGGCCAGCGCCCGACTTACTGACGCCGCTCAACGGAATTATTTCACCCTCTGAGAGCGAATCAAAATTGCCGGAAAGCAGATAGTCGGTTTGCAACAGTACATCAGAGAGCAATGCCTGAAGTAGTCCTCACGCGGTCCGCAAAAAGTAATTTAAGCTGTAAGAAATGAGAGCTGCGCCAGTGATGGTGTGGCTTTTTTTACGTCTGTGAGAACTCCCGCGCGTCGCAGCGCATATCACTCCCGAGTCTTTCAGAAAGCTGAGCCTGAGAACTGCCGTATATGGTGGCGACCATCTCGGGGCGGCTTTTCTGTGCGAACAGGCTCATCTTTCTAAAAGGTAATCGCAATGAATAATCCGTCAGTTATTCCCGCTTTTGACTTCCGCGACATGGTGCAGCCTAAAGGCGGGGAAGTTATTACTACCTCTGTCAAGGTCGCAGAGTATTTTGGTAAAGCACATAAAAACGTGTTGAGGGCCATCAGGAATCTTGAGTGTTCGCCTGAATTTAACCGGCTCAATTTTTAGCCCGCTGATTTCATTGATAAAAATGGCGACGTACAGCCAATGATGAACATAACCCGTGACGGCTGCATGTTCCTGATTATGGGATTCACAGGTCATGCAGCGGCGGCGATCAAAGAGAGCTACATTGCTGCGTTTAATTGGATAACGACACGACTCAGCCAGCGGGCTGCAATGGGTGAAAAGCTTCAGCATCGCTACGCCATTAAAGAGTCCCGTTCAAAGCTCAAAGGCTCTATTGGCAGCTTTTTGATGAATGAGCGTAAGAAAGAGAAGCGCGTTTTGGCTATTGAAGAAGAGCACATCAGCAGAATAGCCAATCCTGATATGGTTGCCTTCATGATGAGTGACGAGGATCAAATAGCAGTAAGATAATTCTTATGTCGACGATGTATGCAAGATAGTATCTCTGAGCTGAATGTTCAGCTTGTCTTAAGGGATTACGAGATGACCTCTTACTACGTTAATAAAAACCAACAAGCAAATGGCGACCATGAAGTTCACACTGATAGCTGCCGTTTTTTGCCATTACCCCAAAACAGGGTTTCACTTGGCAATTTTACAACTTGCGCACCTGCTGTGCAGGAAGCGAAAAGGCTCGGCTATTCAAGGGCTAATGGTTGTAGAACCTGCAGTATTGCTTGTCATACATCATAAAAGAAACTAAAGAGATCAAGGTCGCTGCGGCGGCCTTTTTTATTGGAGTGAATATGCCTGACGTCTACCGCATTACAGTCACTACCAAATCAGGCGAAATTCATATTGGCATTATCAATCGCTCATAACCTGAAATCGTAAACGGTTTCATTGGTGTTACTCAGGAAAATGGCGCTTGGGTATACCTCGCGCAGGATGAAGTGCTCAAGGTGGAGTACATGCCAGAGCAAGCTGAATAAGATCCCAACGATTAAGATAATTATCATCGTCTGATTTAGATATTTTAAAGAGCGGCACCTGATGATGCCATGTCGCTAAAGCATCTACGTCGCAACTGGGGACAACATACAACACAGGGGCTGATGTGTTGTTCATATCCTCAGACATATTACAGAAGACATAAAACAAGTCAGGGGACACTATTGGTCTGTGATTGCCAACAGTCCATTGCCTAGGGGATGATCTGGCCCAAGAGCCTTTTACCTGAATGCTTATGCTCTTAGAACCGTCAATTGTCGCGATGATATCGACCCGGCTTGAACCGCTCGTTGTTAAAGCTGCGCTTATGCCAAGGCGAGAAAGCATATAGGCAACGTAATATTCTCCTGCATCACCAGCATTCTTGGCGGTGCGTTTAGTAACTTCTGACATGTTCAATCCCTGGAATTAAAATGGCACTCACCGACAAGCAAGAAATGTTTTGTCGCGAGTACCTCATCGATTTGAACGCTACGCAGGCGGCAATCCGGGCGGGGTACAGCGAAAAGACTGCAAACCGTACCGGATCTGAAAACCTCTCAAAACCTGATATTGCGCAACGCATCATTAACCTTAAATCAGCCCGTAACGAAAGGGTAGAGATAAAGGCAGATTATGTGCTGCATCGCTTGGTTGAAATTGACCAGATGGACGTGCTCGACATCATGACCGATGACATGATCATCAAACCTGTGTCGCAATGGCCTTCATCATGGCGTCGGTACCTGAGCGGATTCGATCTGGCTGAGATGTTTGAAGGTCGGGGCGAAGAGCGCGAGATGGTCGGTATCCTGAAGAAGATTAAATGGCCGGACAAAGTCAGGAATTTAGAGCTGCTTGGTAAACATATTTCAGTGCAGGCATTTCGCGACCAGGCTACGACATCACTGACAGGTAAAGATGGCGGCCCACTTGAAGTTGCGCTGCTTTCACGCGAGGAATACCGGCAGGCGCGCCGGGAAATGCTGGAGGATGACGACTGCTGATTTTAAGACCGTTGCACGCCGTATAGAGTGTGAAGAGGACGGGCTCTATTTCATCCGGTACTTCTTTAAGCAGCGCACCGGCAGCCGAATGATTGTTGCGCCTCACCATCAGGTGATCCGGCAGACGCTGGACCGGGTCATTGATGGCGAGATACAGCGCCTCATTATCAATGTGCCACCGGGCTATACCAAGACAGAACTGGCCACCATCAATATGATGGCACGCGGACTGGCGCTGAACCGCCGCGCCCGCTTCATGCACCTGTCCTATTCACACAACCTGGCCTTACTGAACTCGTCAACCACGCGCAGCATCGTGAAGTCTGCCGCTTTTCAGACCATGTGGCCGATGGCGCTGCGCGATGATGCCGACAGTAAAGCGATGTGGTGGACCGAATACGGCGGCGGGGTGTATGCCTCGTCCGCTGCAGGGCAGGTTACCGGCTTCCGTGCCGGACACATGGAGCCGGGCTGGCAGGGAAGTCTTATAATTGATGATCCGGTTAAACCTGACGATGCCTACAGTGAAACGATACGCAACGGCGTCAACACCCGCTTCAACGAAACTATCCGTTCCCGTCTGGCCATCGAGACCACGCCCATCGTGGTCATCATGCAGCGCATTCACTACCACGACCTGAGCGGATACCTGCTGCGCGGTGGCAGTGGCGAACAGTGGCATCACCTGAACCTGCCGGTACTGATTGATAACAGCGAACAGTATTCAGCGCTGTATCCTGAAAACTCGCATGCAATACCCATTGAACATGGTCTGCCTGACGGCTGGCTGTGGCCATACAAGCACAACGAGTCGCATCGCACCTCACTGTTTTCACACCGGCGCACCGCTGAGGCCCAGTACATGCAGCGCCCCCGGCGGTTCAATGCCGAAGGCGCACTCTGGACCGAAGCCATGGTGTCCGGTGCACGTGCGCTGGAAATTACACTTCAGCCGTCGCGTACGGTGGTCGCCATCGACCCGCAGGCCACCAACAGCGAAGAGAGTGACGAAACCGGTATTGTCGTGGCGAGCAGTTACGGACGCGGTAATGACCGGCTGTTCTCTGCTGACGCAGATTACTCCGGGAAGTACTCACCAAACGGCTGGGCGAAGCGCGCCATCAGGGCGTATGACGAGCACCATGCTGAAGCTATTGTCATTGAAACCAATCAGGGCGGTGACATGGCGGAGGACACGCTGCGCAATGCGGGCTTCAGCGGTCGCATCATTCGTGTGCACGCCAGTAAGGGTAAATTTGCCCGTGCTGAACCCATTTCAGCCCTCTATGAGCAGGGGCGGGTGGCGCACCGCGGCAACCTCTACCAGCTTGAGAACCAGCTGCTGGAATATGTGCCGGCCACCGCGAAGAAATCCCCCGACCGCCTGGATGCGCTGGTCTGGGCCATCACCGAACTGTTCCAGCCGAAAGGTACAACAGTCCGTCCATTCTCTGCCTGACAGAGCAGAAATATGAGCAACGACGTCCGCAAGCGATCGCCAAAAATCGAGTCGATGGCCGGATGCTGGCCAATGATCACCGCACTGCTGGGCGGCACAGCAGCCATGCGGCAAGCGGGTAAAACGTACCTGCCTAAATGGCCCAATGAAGAAGAGGCGTTTTATAAGAACCGACTGGCAACGGCCACGCTTTTCCCGGCCTTTTCCCGTACGGTCGAAGTCCTGAGCGGCAAACCTTTTTCCCGGCCGGTGACATGGGATGAAAAAGTGGTGCCTCAACGTATCCGCGAGATGTTCGCGGATGTAGACCTGCAGGGCACCAACCTGCATTCCTTTCTGGCGGACATTTGTGAGGAGGCGATGGCGTACGGGCTCTGTGGCATCCTGGTCGAGCATCCGCCTGCAGAGAAGCAACTCTCCCTGGCCGAAGAACGACAGCGCGGGCTGAGGCCTTATTTCGTCAAGGTAAACGCGAACAGCCTGCTTGATTACGACTCAGAGCGCGTGAACGGACAGGAAACGTTCACCATGTTGCGCTTTGTTGAGACGGTGAGTGAGCGTGATCCGGACAATGAATTTGTCGTGAAAGACATTGAGCAGGTCAGAGTACTGAATCCCGGCCGCTGGCGGATTTATCGCGAAAAACGCAATGAAACGAGCGGGGTACTGGAATGGCAGCTGCACGACGAAGGCACCACCAGCCTTAACAAAATCACTTTTGTCCCGGTCTATGGCGACAAGCGTGGCTTTATGAATGGCCGGCCGCCGCTGGCCGAGCTGGCCTGGCTCAATGTCGAACACTGGCAGTCCCGTAGTGACCAGCAGACCATTCTGCATGTCGCCCGCGTACCGGTGCTGTTCGGCAAGAAGCTTGGCGACGGTCCCATCTCGGTAGGTGCTGCATCGGCCATCCTGTCCGAAGAAGATGAGGCAGACCTGCGTTATGTAGAGCATAGCGGCAAAGCCATCGAGGCCGGGCGTACAGACATCATCGACCTTGAAGAAAAGATGCGTCAGATCGGGGCGGAGCTGCTGGTGATCAAACCCGGGCACCGTACCGTGGTGCAGACGCTGACCGATAACGAGGCGAGTACCAGTGCCCTGCAGCGTATGGTGTGTGATCTCACTGATGCTGCCCGGATGGCACTGCAATATCTGGCGGAATGGACAGGGGAACCCGATGGCGGGCACATCACTATCTTCAGTGACTTTGGTGCCACCACGCTGGCTGAAGCCTCAACGGATTTCCTGGTAGGCATGTATAAAACCCGTGCGCTGTCTGATGAGACGCTGTTTAACGAGATACAGCGCCGTGGTCTTATCAACAGCGAGCTCCGCTGGGCAGATGAGCAGTTGCGCATCCGCGCCATGCCACCTCCCATGCCAGAAAAGCCGGCAACAACAGCGCCGGATTAATGGTTTTTAAGGCCCGTGCACATGCATGGGCTTTTTTATTGCCAGCCGCTGCGGATGCAGCGTGGCGCCACGAGCCGGATGGCTCCTACCCGGTTGGATGACCTGATGAAACTGAAACTCGATGAGAACGGCCATGTTGTCGTAAACGATGGCAAACCCGTGTACGTGCAGGATGACGGCAAAGAGGTGGCATTTGATGCACCCGGCACGCTGCAGACCATATCGCGTCTTAACGGTGAGGCAAAATCGCACCGCGAGCGCGCAGAGAGTGCGGAAACGCTGCTTAAAACCTTTGAAGGGATTGATGATCCGGCTGCGGCACTGGCGGCTCTGGATACGGTTAAAAACCTCGAAGACAAAACGCTGGTGGATGCCGGTGAAGTCGAAAAGGTCCGCACGGAAGCCGTTCGTGCACTGGAAGAGAAATATGCGCCGATCGTGAAAGAGCGCGACGAACTGAGCCAGAAGCTTACGGCGGAAAAAATTGGCGGGAGTTTCGCCCGTTCAAAATTTATCGCCGAGAAGATGAGTATTCCGGCTGACCTGGTGGAAGCCCGGTTTGGCAGTAATTTCCAGGTGGTCGGTGACGCCGTCACGGCATTTGATCGCGACGGAAACAAAATCTTCAGTGCGGTAAAACCCGGCGAAGCGGCGGGGTTTGATGAAGCACTGAGCATTCTCGTTGAGCACTATCCGTATAAAGACCAGATCCTCAAAGGTACCGGTGCATCAGGCGGCGGTTCCGTCGGGGGGAATGGCAATACCAACCCCAACATACTTACCCGCGAACAGTTTGATTCTCTCAGCCCTCATGAGCAGAGCGAAAGGGCGTGCGCGGGTGTACAGATTACCGATTAACAGGATATCCCTGAATGGCTAATACCCTGACTCAACTCATTCCCGACCTGTACCAGTCGCTGGACATCGTGTCCCGTGAACTCTGCGGGTTTATTCCGTCCATCACACTGGACGCTTCGGCGGAACGTGCAGCCCTGAACCAGCCAATCCGCATTCCGCTGACACCAGCCTCACAGGCTGAAGATGTGAAACCCGGACAGCTTCCGCCCGATGATGGTGATCAGGATATTGGTAATGTGCCTCTGACCATCACGAAATCCCGTATGGTGCCGTTCCGCTGGGAAGGCGAACAGCAGAAGGGCATCAAATCCGGTCCGGGCTATCACGGCATCCGTCGCGACCAGGTTACTCAGGCGATGCGCACGCTGGTCAATGAAATTGAATCAGACCTGGGCCAGCTCTTCCGCCGCGCATCCCGCGCCGCGGGAGAGGCGGGCAAAACACCGTTCAAACATACCCTGACCGATACGGCCCAGGTGCGCAAAATCCTTACTGACAATGGGGCACCGCTGAGCGATCTGCAGTGCGTCATCGATACAACCGCAGGTGCGGCACTGCGCACCATGGCGCAGCTGACAAAGGCTAACGAAGCGGGTACGACAGCGCTGCGTGCACAGGGAACCTTGCTGGAGTTGCATGGTTTTACGTTGCGCGAATCAGCAGGTGTGGCCTATTCCTCCAGCGATAAGACGGAGAAAATGACAACCGCAAGCGAACTTGAAGAGGGGGATACGACAATACCGCTTCCCTCGCTGGGCGCTGAGGGAAAATCAGCTGTACCGGAATCGGTTACCTCAGGCTCGGTCATCCTGCTGGGCAAGCATAAATATGTGGTTGCGGAGACTTCTTATGACGCAATACACATTCATGAGCCGGGGTTGCAGGAGGACGTTAAAGCAGGGACGAAGTTTGAAACGCTGAGCAGTTTTGCTGCCAATTTCGCGTTCAGCCGCTCCGCCCTCATTCTGGCCACCCGTGCCCCAGCGCTGCCGGAAGAAGGGGACATGGCAGATGACCGCATCATGATCACCGACCCGCGCACCAACATGTCGTTCGAAGTCTCTATGTACAAACAGTACCGCCGTGTGCGCTATGAAATCGCTGCGGCATGGGGCTGTCAGAACATCAAACCGGAACACAGCGCCGTGCTGCTCGGTTAGTCCTGAACAGTATTTCAGCCCGAACCTTTCAGATGAGGTAACCCATGCTGACTCCACAGCAGCAGGCCGATGCTCGTCGCTATATGGGCTATCCCATGGTGGGAGACACATCGCCGGACGACCAAAGTGATGCGGCTTACGTACAGGTCACATCAGGCCGGTTCCAGACGCTGGCTCACCGGCTGACGTCGCTGCGGTCTGAGGAAGAAGCCATTGTCGCGAGCTATCTGGTGACACTGGCAAGCCTGGAAACGGGCATCGCCCGTGCAGCAGATAATCTTGATACGGATAAAGCGGCTGTCTGGCAGCGCAACCGGTCAGAAGTGTCAGACCGCACACGTCTTTATAATCAGTGGCGGCGTCAGCTGTGCGGGCTGCTGGGCATTCCGCCGGGCCCGTCACTGGGCAATGGCACCACCCCTGTGACCCGGTGCTGACATGGACGCACATCAGCTTGCCGCTAAGGTCTATCAGGGTAACGGAAAGGCCGCGAAACGCCTGGGCGGTTTAGCGCGACATTACCGGGCAACATCACCCTTCAATCCGCTTGAAGCACAACCACTGCGGCAGATATCTGCCTCCTTCGCTACCGATTGCGGTTATAGGCGGGCAGCCCGGTTCGGGCAGGCCACCCGTATTGGCATCTTTGATGCTGAAGGGTTCGAAGCGGGCGATATCCTGGTATCGGGTGAGGGAACCTTCTATGTGGCCGCCATGCCGCTCTTAAAGCCCACCCTCTGCGTCGGAGCTGAGCGGCTTGTCAGTATCCGGCGTACCGCTCAGACGGGTAATGATGCCGGGCTTCAGGATTATGGTGGCACCACTGCAGCGAATGAGAAACTTATTATGTCTGGCTGGCCAGCCAGTATTCTGCTGGGCCGCACAGGTGAGCGCAGCCCGAACAGGTTACCGGCAGAGACGCGCAGCGCCTGGCACAGCATGCTGATGCCTGCGTTCAGAGGCGTGTCTCTTCATGCCGGGGATTTTGTGACGGATGATTCCGGGCTTCGTTATGTCATCAGTGGCACGGAGCTGACAGATATGGGCTGGCGGCTGACGGCATTCAAGGTGACGGCGTAACATGGCAAGTTCCGATGATGTTGCCCGCTTCCTGGCGGGTCGGATAGCAGATGTGGTCTATCCTGGCGGCAGTCAGTTACCCGGTATCGTCAATGCAGCAGTGAAAATCTACCCAGGCTGGCCGGTTCCGGGAACATTGCAGCAGGATATCGATAACGGCAGTGTGCACATCACCGTCTGGCCGCTGCCGACTGAACGTAAAATCCACACTGCGCTGGGCAGGCCCTGCCGTGTCATCGCAAAAGGTCAACCCACGCTGCAGTTCACAGTGAACGGCAGTTACATCAGCGTTTCCGGTGTGGCGTCCGCGCTGACAAACGTGCGGGTAAGTATTAACAGGAAAACGTTCACCTTTCATTTCCGGGCAGGAACCACAGCTGAGCAGGCGATTTCTGAGCTTCGTGAAGCACTCCCAAATTCATTCACTGTGCTCAGCAGTGTCTGCATCCTGATGGCTGAGCATCTCAGTGTTTCCGTCACCACCGCGGGTACGGCTGTTGAAGAACTGCGCAGGCAGATAAAAGATTTCCAGATCACCGTCTGGGCACCTGCGCCCGGCCTCAGAGAGCGCATCGGCAGTGCCATTGATGCCGCGCTTTCTGAGCAGTGTCACATTGACCTTAACGATGGCGCACCCGCACAGCTGCTCTATGCCCGACAGTCTGATTCGGACAGGTCAGAAAACTGGCATGTCTACCGGCGAGACCTGATTTTCAGAGTGAATTACGCCACAACCCGGTTTATCACCGCACCCGAAGTTACACAGACGGCCATCACCCTCAACGGGCTTATGACCAACGGTAACACCTCATTCCCTTAGTTTCCGTTCACTTTTCCGGAGCATCTTTCATGCCGATTTATTCAACCGGCGACCTCAACACATCTGCATTAACGGCTCCCGACCTTTACGTTCAGGTCGTCCCGCCCCGCGCACGGTACATTAATGGCGTACCCACCGACGGGCTGGGGCTGGTGGGTGTTGCAGGCTGGGGGCCGGTTAACAGCGCCTTCCGTATCAGTTCAGATAACGATATGGCGTTCTTTCTTGGCGCACCAAAAGACCGAAAGTATGACCTTGCCACGGCGGCTGCGATTTCGCTTCAGCTGGGTGCGGCAAACCTGAACTGTGTGCGTGTTACAAATGGTCAGGACCAGGCTGCCAGTGGCAGGCTCTGTGACAATGGCAGTAAGGCAGCCCTGCTGCTGACCGCACTCTACAGCGGGACGCGAGGCAACCAGATTATCGCAGGCATCAGTAGCGGCACCGCGGTAAATTCGAAAAAGCTGACCATCAGTCTGCCGGGTGTAAGTGCGGAGGTATTTGATAACCTGCAGGGTGAAGGGGATGCGCTCTGGAAAGCGATGGCAGAGGCGGTGAATCACGGCCAGATGAATATCCGCGGTCCCAGCCAGCTGGTGCGCGCGAAGGTTGACGAAACTGATGCGCCCGCTCAGGCCGTGGCAAAAGAGGTTACCCTCAGCGGCGGCACCGACGGCGCAACCGGCATCACTGATACTACGCTCCTGGGCACGGATGGCACTGATGCCCCCCGAAAAGGCATGTATGCCCTGCGTGGCACCAATTCACAGGTCATCAATCTTACCGATGTGACTGATAAAACGTGCTGGCCCGCCATGGCGGCGTTTGCGCGCTCCGAGGGTGCCTATGCCATCGCCCAGGGCCCGGCCTCTGCTGGATGTAATGCGGTGTCCGAAGCACTCAACCGCTCTGGTGTGGACGACTGGCATTTCAAGCTGATTGTGGGTGACTGGCCATACTGGAAGGATACCGCAAACGGTATCAACCGGATTATTGCGCCTGCAACGTTCGAAGCGGCGAATATTGCTGCCCGTTCACCACATATCTCCACGCTCAACAAGCGCATCCCCGGCATCATCGCCACCGAGCGCCAGCTGGCGGGGCGTCCTTACTCCGTGCCGGAAATCGGTGCCATCAACTCAGCACGACTGGACGTCATCACCAATCCCTGTCCGGGCGGCAGTTACTTCGGCATGCGTTCGGGCCGTAACACGTCATCAAATCCGACTCAGAACGATGACACATATACCCGCATGACCAACTTCCTGTCGCTGACCATTGCGGCGAGCTTCGGCAGCGTGGTGGGTGACAACCAGACCACGGACCTGCGCCGGGAGACCAAAAGCACCCTGGAGTCTTTCCTGTCGAATCTGGAAACGCTGAAGATGATTGGCGACCCGAATGGGGGGCCAGCCTTTGCGGTGCGCCTTGATGCAGCTAATAACCCGGATGCACGCGTGGCACTGGGCTACATGACGGCCGATGTGCAGGTGAAATACCTCAACGTGGTTCGCTACTTCCTGGTAAATCTGGAAGGGGGCGGCAGCGTATCCATCTCCGTCTCAGACAGCCTGTCGCGCTGAACACTGCCTCAATCATTATTCCGGAGATAATCCATGCCTACCCTTGGCTATACCGTCGGGCGTGATATTGCTGTCGATATCAATACGCCTGCGGGAAAACTGCGCATTCCCAAAATCATGAGCTTTGACTCAAAGCCGCAGGTCTCGACCCACAAAATCACGCCGCTCAATGGCATTACCGACGAGCTGCAAATTCCCGTTGGCTGGCATGGCACCATCGCTGCAGAACGTATGGATGCCACGCTCGATGACTTCTGGGCGAAGTGGGAAGACAACTATTACAACGGCATCGATCAGCCCCGCGGCACCATCACGGAAACCATCACCGAAGCCAACGGTACGGTCAGTGTGTATCGCTATGAAGGCGTGTCCTTTCACCTTACCGATGCCGGGAACAAACAGGGCGAGAAGACGGTGAATCAGACTCTGTCTTGGACGGCGAACCGCCGTAAAAAAGTGAACTGAGGAATAAACAATGGTGCAGGTCAGAGTGCATGACACGCCGCCCGAAGTGGCGGAATCGCCAATTAAATCCAATCAGGTGCGGGATGCCAGCGGGCGCGTCATCACCCTGCGTGAACTGGACCCGGTGCAGGAGTCCCGCCTGACGGTTGCGGTGGGGCCGGAAATGGCCATCAACGTGATGTACATGAACATGTATGCCTTTCCGGCCGCGGCCGTGGCTGATATTGACGGCGAGGAATACCCGGTGCCGCAGAACCCGAAGCAGATTGAAAGCATGCTCGCCATCCTGGGCAAAAGCGGACTCAGGGCGGTCAGCGCCTGCCTGCGTGCCAGGTCAAAAGACGAGGAAGATGAGGCCACGGAGACCGCCGCAAAAAACTAGCGCAGAACCCCGGGTTTATTAACCAGTGCTGGCTGATGAAAGCCGGGGTTCCCTTCAGCGTGATTTTCCCAGACCTGACAGAACTCATGCCCCATGAGCGCATTGCCATGGGTATCGTCATTGGAGAGCTGGAGGGTGGTACCTACAACTGGTGCACACGAAGGTGGGAGGAGAGTAAATGATGGACCTTGAACAGTTTGCGCGAGAGATGTCATCTGCATCAGCCAGTATCGCCACCGGACTGGAGTCGGGCTTTCGCGTCATCGTGAAAGAGATTGAGGAAACTGCGAAGGAAGAAATTGGCGTGTACCAGCCCGCTTACGGGCCCTTTGAGCCTTGGGCACCGCTGGCAGAAGCCACGAAGATTGACCGCGTACGTCAGGGTTACAGCGAAGATGAGCCACTATTGCGCTCAGGCGAGCTCAGAGATTCCATCCAAAGTGAAGTAGTGGGACTGGCTGCCATCGTCGGGACAAAAAGTGACATCGGGCTCTGGCAGGAGGTCGGCACCGAACACATACCGCCGCGGCCTTTCATTGGACCGGCATATGTGAGGAAGATTGACCCGCTGATGGAGTCAGTTGGGATGGCCATCTCACAAAGCTTTAAGGCTTATTAATGAACTGAAAAGCTTAGAGTCTAGCCTTGTGAAGGCATGAAGTGCTTAATACCTGTCTCTATGACGTCCTTGCATCTTGCACCCTACTCTAAATGGGCATTCAGAGGCTCAATCACACACTTCTGAACTCTGCTGTGCTGTGTTTGAACTCTATAAAATCCAATTTTATGTGTTTTCTGTAAATTAATGTTTTCTCAGTGATTTTTTCGGTGGGGTAATGTTGATTTGTGTGAGGTAATATGAGTGGCGGCGGATAGTACGCGTACATTTGAATAAATTCACTCTCTTTTTAACTAAGTCCGTAACAAAAAGTGCTATTCATCCGGCCTTTAACATTGTGTGATAAAGATACATGCAACTCGATCATGACGACATCGTTAATTACTATATAAGCAATCTGCTGCTAACTTCGGCAAACGTGCAATTTGACCTTTTGAAACTTCGGCGAACGTGCTTCGATCATGTTGGTTTTAAGATTGCTCAAATATGAGTAAAGGTATTAGACTTCGTACCGATAACACAAGTTATCAATAATTTTTAGATGTCTATTGAGGTTGTTATGAATCCCTTTAATGCCATTACATTCGCTGCTTTGTGTGGGCCATTGGCTCAACCTGCTGCTATGGCTCAGGATTTTATAGCCCATCCCGCACCTATCATGGCTGACTCAGTTAACGGCGTCCCTTCGCTTGATGATTACGCGCGTAGCGTAGAAGAAGGTAAGAAGGCGCTTAGTCAGCTTACCAACACAATGGACGATTATTACATCCGGCTTGTCGAATTGGATTCAGAATCTGCAAAACAGTACGTTTTGGAAAACGGTCTGGAGACTACCGAGGCTTGTGAGATGTTTTTAAGAGCTTTTGAAGAAGACATAAAAAAAACTATAGCCTCCAACGAGTTGCCTAAGTTTGTGGCTACGGAATTGAAAGTATATTGGCGTCATATTGCCAAAGCTCGCTCTTCTGCTACGCGTTTAAACAGTTTCTCGAAGAATTTAATGCGGGATGCTGTAGAGTTCCAATCTGGAACTGATCTTATGGCGATTAAAGAGTTAGCATCTCTAACTACAGCCAAAATGAAAGAAATTAATTTTCATTAAGGCCAAAAACACGTGAATCATATTGAAGTCTCAATAAATCCAAATACTAAAGAAAATTTCTTCTCAGAAGTTTTTTTAAGGTTCCCTGAGTTAGAGACTTCAATATTACAGGATTTTAAAAGGTATAAGGCCACTGGTGAATTGCCTAACTATTTTGGTAGAGATGTAGCTTACACTCAGCCTCATAGTGCATTCCGTTCAGGTCTTATGCACATTCATTTGTGTCTTCCCCCAAACTCGTTTCCAAAAAATCGACCCCAAAATGACAGGGTTTGTAAACGTGATGATCCTGAACAGGATGCATGTTTAGTCTATGTTCAGGGCGAGCTTTATGAAGACCGATATTCTTTAATTGCGATAATGCATCCAAATGCGCACGAGATGGCCCGCCAACATGATGTTATGAGCTATCTTTCTCGTGTTGCCCAAGAATTTAGAGACAATAATTAAAGAGTAGTCTTTAAATCTCTGAAAATTAAGATCCGCTTCTTAATCTTAAATTGATAATACATATTTTATGAGCACTTTTAAATCATAAATAATGAACTCAAATAACCCGCTCCAGCGGGTTTTTCTTTCTGAACGGCACTCAACCGGAAACCAAAAAAACGATCAGTGCTTATCGATACGGCGCATTCGGCCACTTCTTGTAAGCGAAGACGTAGAGCATGAAGAAATGTATGCCCGGACAGGAGAGCAGTAACGCCATCTTCCAGCCAAACCCAGCTTTCTGAGCCATGCGAAAGCATGGGATAAACATCAAAAACCAGATGATTAAGGACAGTGCTGCGAGGGGGTTGGGCTTTTCCATTTAAAATTATCCTTGATTTATATGCATTTATTAGCGACAGTCGGCCTAATCATTCATAAGGAATGAACACCGCTTATTGGTTGCGTAGCAAATCAATCTGAGCAAGCAGGCGCTTTAAGGTGTGAATGTTTTTGTGAAGCAGGTATTGCATTTCAACATCCCAGTCAGGGCACGTAGCAAGATCGGCATTGCACAGTTTTATGACAAAGTGAATTGCAGCTATTTCGTCCCCGCGGCAGTTTTCAGCTATTAAACGGAGTTGAGCATCACTAAGTGTTCCATGTGGCGTTTCAGCCCAGGCTTTTTTAAAGTGCCGGTAAATGGTGTCTGCTGACATAATCGTCTTTCACAAGATCGGCTCAGGCATGCTATTGATTTTCGGCGCACTGGTAGAAAACTTTAACTCTCCTTTTGCATGCTTACTCTGTCAGCACAATTAAAAAAGCCCAGCGGAGTGGGCTTTGAGTGCAGATTCCGTACTATTAATCAGTGTCGCTTCTCATAATGATTGCCCGTACGAGCGTTCTTATACGTACCATACTTGTGAGAAGATCCATGCCCACCAGCGTAATGACCACCGCGAGCAAAGCTGACAGATGGTGCCAGGAGAGCCAGAGTGATTAGAGCCACGATTGTTTTTTTCATTTATGATTTTTAAACCTTGCCATACGGGAAGACCCCATTGGCAATATACGCCTAAGCTTGGGAATAGGAATCCTGATAAAAAAACAGGTCTTTTTGCAATGATTGGAATTTGTGAATGCTCAAATGATGAGCTGGAAATAATGGTGTAAAGTGCCTAGTTATGGCAGATTAAACGGAAATGCAGAGCCGAAAAATGCGTCTGATAATTAAACGCAGATAGCTCGCTGGTTCAATTAAAGACTTAGTTATAAAAGGAATTTTTTTGGCATGGATTACGGCTATTGGTTCACTGTAATTGCAATATTTCTCACGGGGCTTGTAATGGTTAAGCAAGCAATCAGTTACTACCGAACTGGTGTCTACACCAAGACTTTCAAAGGCACGTCCAGATGTGAGCTTATCAAGAAGGCTGACCGGCCTCACGCATACTGGTTCAATCTTAGCTTGCATATGCTCGCTGGTGTTGGAGGGGTTTACTTCAGTCTGTGGTTTTTGCAATTCGATCCAACAGTGAAGGAATGGTATGAGGCTCTTACAGAGTCCCTGTCGCACCGAATTTTGATGTTGTTTTCTTAAAACACGACCCGCTCCGGCGGGTTTTTTTATGCCCGTAAATTGAGGTTCCCATGGATATTCAGGCTTACCGTGTTGCCGTGCGGCTATCCCTTGATGACCAGATTACGCGTAATCTGATGCAGGTGAGCCGTGATGCGATCGAGCTTAACAAGAAGTTCGTCACCATCACGAGGAACATTAAAGCACTGACCCGTGCGGCCCGTGAGGCGACATCTGCGCTACGCTCACTCAATCGCTCTCTGAATAATCAGTTTTCCGGCGCGTCCCGCGGAGCGCGTGAATATGCCGGTGCCATCCGCGAGATAGCTGACCAGACACAGCGCATCAACCGGGCCTCCCGTAATGTGCCACTCCTGGCGGGCAGTTACGGTGCGGCCTTAACGTTGCCCTTTCTGGCTGCCGGAGCCGCGGCTGCAGGCGGGAGCGGTGGATACGGCAATCCTGGCGGGAGACTCGCACTGCCTCCGCCTTCAGGACAGGGTGGCTGGTGGCATGGCTGGCATAACGGCGTCCCCCCGGGTGGCTGGGGCGGGGGCGGTTCCGGCCATGGCGGGAGTAATGGCCGGCCACCAGGCGGAGGCTCATATTCAGACGGCATGACCAATCTGTCCTCCGGCTATCTGGGCTTCAGGATGCTGAAGGGCTTTGTTGATGAGGCAGCCCGGTACCAGACCGTGACTGAAAAGTTCAGACAGTTTGGCATGAGTCAGGCGGCAACAGATGAAGCACTGCGTTTCGCCGAAAACACACGAGTCAGAGGCTCATCCGCGACTGACATACTGAAGTATCTGGTGGAGGCGCAGGGTGTCTTCAGCGAGTCCGGCAGGAAGTCCGTGGAGGAGCAGCTGCGGGCAGCGAAACTGGCTGCACCAGTGCTGGCACGGATTAATTTTGCATCGCAGGGACTGGATGAACATCAGCGCGAAGCCAGCACCGCGAAACAGATGGATATGCTGCGCTTCACCGAGACCGCGGGTGGTCTGAAAAGCCCTGAGCGATTCAATGAACTCATGGACGCAGCGTTCCGCGCCATCCAGTCTTCTGGCGGCAACGTCGACTTCACCCAGTACCGCCAGTTTATGGCTAAAGCGGGCACCTCAGCGTTCGGTCTGAGCAATAAAGCCCTCTTTGCAGAGCTGGAACCCATAATCGGCGAGCTGAAGGGCAGTTCAGCGGGTGATGCGCTGATGACCGCTTACAGCCGGTTAAACGGCATTATCAAACTGCCGAATCAGGTCGCGCACGACCTGATGACGATGGGCATATGGGATGCCAGCAAGATAGAGCTGAACAGCCTGGGGGGCGTGAAGCGTTTCCGGGGCAATCCTCTTATTAACGCCCAACTCTTCAGCCAGTCGCCGGTTGAATACTATGAAAACGTCATCCTGCCACTCTACCGCAGACACCATTATACGGAAGAACAGAAGCAGCGTGAGAACACCCTGATATTCGGTCGGACCGGCGGCAAAATGTTCAACCTCATCGACAAACAGCTCGAGACCATCCATCACCGCATCGACGCCTATGGCATGGCGCGCGGGCTTGATGACGCCTATGGCGCGGTTGGCAGCACCTATAACGGCAAGAAAATCGACTTCCATAAGAAATGGCAGAACCTGCAGCTGGTGATGGGCAGGGATGGCGGCCTGCTGGACACCTTCACGCAGGGGCTGGACAGTCTGACGCATTCTCTCCAGCAGATAGCAGATATCGCGCACCGGCATCCGGAAATGGCGAAGTTTGCGGGGCAGACTGCGCTGGCCGTAACCAGCCTTGCTGGCATCAGCGGGGGGTTCTGGGTCATTAAACATGCGGCGGGCGCATTGCTGACACCGCTTAAGCTGGCGGGCTGGGGTATTGACCTGCTGATTGGACGAAGCGCCACCTCGGGTCTGACCGGGCTCACTGCCGCGCTTACCGGTCTGCCGGGCATTATCTCTGCCGTGACGCTGACAGCCCTGTATCCGGGAAGCACAGTATCGCACAGCCGGGAAATGGCAGAGCGTGACCGACTGGCCCGTCAGAACGCACGTGACAACGGTGTTGCCTATAAGCCCTGGATGCCGTCGCAGTCAGATTTCGACAGGCAGGAGGTGCGGGAGCAGGCTTACCGCAGAACCGGTCGCTATCCGCCGATACCGTCACTGGCCCAAAGCCATGCCGCACAGCCCGTCAATCTTCTGATGACACATGAAGGCCGGCAGGTGCTGGTGGCCACCGTCATGAGTGGGATCAGTAAGCAGGCAGCCAGAGCACCCGCCTCAACCAGCTCTTTTGACCCGTCGATGCTGATGGTTTATCCCGGTCAGGCAGGCAACCTCTCACTACCTTAGCGGCAGTTTTTCACAGGCCATATCCACTCGGACTGCAATGTCTGTGCGCCTGTTACTGAAACATGACATCAGGGCCCTCCGGTTTACAGAATTCTGAACCTCACTTTGCCCATGATTGATCAACTGATTGTAAATTAACGGCTGTCACACCGACTGTCGTCAGCGTGGGTCTGATTAAGGTAACCGTAGAGAAAGTTTATGCTCAATAAAACCATGTTATTGCTGATGTTCACCGGCATCGCTGCGGCATCGTCTTCCCAGGCTGCACGCATTGAGTTGGGAGATGCAAACCTGCCTGCCGGAACAGCTCACCGTTCGCCGCAGACAGACGTCCTGATTCACAATAAATTGCTGAACGATCCCTTGTCGCCAAGGGTGGGTGCAGAGGACCCCGATCTGATTGTGGTCAGTTTTACCAACTACGATTGCACAGACTGCAAACAGGTCGACAGACATCTGGAGAAGCTGCTCAATGCTTATCCCCGGATCGCGGTCACCTACAAACTGCTTTCCTGGGGCCCGGAGTCATCCACCGCTGTTACCCGCAGAGCACTATCGGTGTGGATTGAGCAGCCAGACAAATTCCACGTGTTTCATCACGCGCTGATGTCTTATAAGGGCATGGCTGACGATGTGCGTATCTATTCGGCTTACAGCGCTGCCGGAATGAAACTGAGCACGTTCAGGCCAGACACACAGCCCATCATCAATGTGAATAAAGAGTTTTTAAAAGTTATGCACCTGCCGGGTACACCAGCAACCCTCATCGGAGACAAAGTGTTATTGGGTGCTGTGACTTATGACGTGCTGGAAGAGGCCGTTAAAACGGAACTGGCCGATATAAAGGAGAAGAAACGTTTAGCTGTACCGAAACAGAAAACATTCCGGACCGGCTAATTTCCGCATGAAGTACATCGTTTCGCAATCAGTCCGATGTCCGGGTATAGCTTTGTCCGCCAGTTTGCCGGTCCGGCACAATCAGAGCACAGGGCTGATACCAGCGGGGTCCTTCCTTCTCCCATAGTCAGTCTCCTCCTGAAACAGGTAAACGCAGCATGTCATTTCTGAATTCCCTGTCACAATTCGCACATGGTATCGATCCGACAGTCACCCGCCTGATGCTGGGCGACTTCGAGTTTATGGAATTCGAAGTGCCTGAACAGGTGTCTATTCGCGGCAGGCAGAAAACAGTACAGCACCAGCTGATTGGCGGCCGGCGTGTTATCGACGTGCTGGGTACGGAATATGAGCCATTAGCGTGGTCTGGCATCATAACGGGCCTGCAGGCCGGTGAGCGGGTCAGTGCCCTTGAGCGAATGCGGGATGCCGGGCATCCAGTTGTGCTTACGCTGGACGATTACCGTTTCACTGTAGTGATTACAGCCTTTAGTCCGGTGTATGAATTCATCTGGCGTCGCCCTTATTCCATTGAAGTCGCGGTTGTCCGCAATGAGGGTTCGCCGGAGAAGGTGGATGCCCTGACCGGCGCACTGCGGGCACTGATTGACAGTGACCTGGGCCGTGCGCTGGGCCTTGCAAAAATCATCAACGTTGATGCCGTCACGCAGGCCGTCAGAAATCTGCATCAGGCTGTCAGACAGGTAACAGATTTTGCGCATGCTACCGTCGTGCAGATTCAGGCCGTTGTCAGGCCCATTATTGCTGCCCGCAACATCATTCAGCATGAGCTCGCACTGCTGGAAGCCGCAGCCGCTGATATCACGACGCTGGGCGGGCTGGTGCCAGGTAACCCCATTTCAAAAACCGTCAGTAATCTGCTCACTCAGTCAGACCATGCGGCCCGCATTCCGGCCCTGTATCGCCTTCAGGAGGTGCTGGGCAGACTGAACAAAAATGTGAGTTCAGGGCAGGCTGCCAGTGGCGTGAAGGCGGTAACGCTGTCCGGAGGTAATCTGTATCAGGTGGCCTCCGAACAGTATGGTGATGCCTCTTTATGGACCAGTATTGCCGATGCGAATGACCTGACCGATCCGCAGTTGCGGGGCATTCATACCCTCAAAATACCCACCAGCCCGGCGAGTCGATAATGGACGTCATAAACCCCATCCCGGAATCCAGCGCCCGCCACGTCAGCGGGCGCTGTCTTTTGAATGGTTCAGAAGTGCCTTTTGTCTCGTTCAGCGTTGAGAGCAATGCCTTCCGCGGTGCCGGAACATTTGAGCTTACGCTGGCGATTTCAGCGCTTCCGCCCGGCATGCAGTTGCTTAACTGGTGGGCAGTGCAGACGACCATCACGGTTGAACTGTTCATTACAGTTATGACCCATGCGGGGGTTGATGAGAAAAGACACATCAAAGGCAATATTGATACCTGGCAATACGAACCGGCGCGTTTTGAAATTTCAGCAGAAGGGCGGGATTTCACTGCAAAGCTGATAGACGCGAGAACGACAGGCGAAAGTTTTAAAAATCTCACCAGTTCACAAATCGCCACTACGTTTGCGCATCATCATGGCCTGACACCGGTTGTCACGGCCACAACACAGCGCGTCGGCGAATACTACCAGATTGATACCGCTCATCTGACCGGTGAACAGACTGAATGGGATGTGATCACCACTCTGGCGGGCATAGAAAACTTTTCGGTTTATGTGGAGGGTGACAGCCTCTATTTCGGTCCCGCACGCGCCCCTGTTCATGGAAGCGACTATGTAATCCGCTGGGAGGCGCCCGGTGAGCAGGCCTTTCCCCGGTGCAATCTTTCAGGTGACCTGACTTTTGCACGGGCGCTGACGATTTCAAAAGGCGTCACGGTGGAAGTACTTAGCTGGAATGCAAAGCTGAAAAACAGACAGTTCACTGCCACCTATCCGGACCGGGCCGGGGGGACCAGACCCGGTAAAGCCACGCCGGACAGACAGGTCTATCGGGTGGTCCGAAACGGACTGACGCCCGATGCGGCGCACGCGCTGGCTGAGTCACTTTACCGGCAGATCATTCAGCATGAGATGACGTTCAGCTGCTCACTGGCAGGTGACAACCTGCTTATGCCTGAAACGTCAGTGCGTATCGAGGGCACGCAGAGTCTCTTTGATCAGCGCTATTTCTGCGATCGTGTACGGCGAACACTCAGTGCGGATACGGGCTACAGAATGATGATATCCGGCAAAAACCACAGCGCTGCGCTGGAAGTTATACGGTGAAAGTACTGCTCAACAGCATGGCGGCGGCCGCCCGTCAGAGTATGGCCGGCAAAAGCGGTACCCGTCAGGGCATTATCACAGCGTACGATCCGGTCAGCTATGCAGTAAAAGTTCAGCTACAGCCAACCGGGGAAGAAACGGGATGGATCCCCCTCAGTACGCCATGGGCGGGTAACGGCTGGGGACTGGCTGCAGGACCGATGATCGGCGCTGTGGCGGAAGTGGGATTTGATTCCGGCCTGAGGGGCGTGGGGATGGCGGAAGGGCAGTTTTACAACGACGCTGACCGCTGTCCGGGGCCACCCTCTGGTGAATTCTGGCTGGTGCATCAGAGCGGTTCGCTGCTGAAGTTTCTCAACAGCGGAGAAGTCCTCCTGTCTGCAAAGGAAAAATTCACTTATGACGCACCGGCACATCACTTTACCGGCGGCGACGTGCTGATAGATAACAATCTGACAGTCGGTAAAGACATCAGCGACCACAATGGCCGCTATGGCCCTGTAGATCGTATCCGTACCGTTTATGGCGGTCACACCCATCTTGAAAAAGGTCAGGGCAATTTCACTGCCCCGCCGAAACAGAAAATCAAAACTCTTCTGCAGGATTAACCTATGGACGACCTCTATCACTTCGCAGGCGGAGACCTCAACTCCTCTTCTACTGGCGATTTACGCACGGCATCAGGCAGCGACCGTGCGAAACAACGCATTCTGCGACGTCTGCTGACCAACCCTGGCGACTACCTGTTTCATCCGGAATACGGTGCCGGGCTGGGGAAGAAAATTGGTGAGGCAGTCAGATCGGGGGAATGGAAATCACTCATCGGTGGCCAGATGTTGCTTGAAGACGCTGTAGCCCCCCATCCACCGCCAGTTGTGAACCTGTCCCTGATTGAAGGGGGCGTCAGCGTGTCGATTGCTTACAGCGATGACCTGTCAGGCATGCCCGAAACGCTCAACTTTGACGTCACAAGGTAAGCAGATGCCATCGCTCAACGTTAAATCTTTCTCTGAACTCGTCAGCGAACAGGTCACTGCTATACAGTCCCGGGCGGCAAAACTGCTGGACTTCTCCATCGGCAGCATTCTGCGTTCGCTGGCTGAATCCAATGCCGGTGTGGCAATGTGGATCCAGCAGTTGTTCGTGAAGCTTCTGGTGACGACGCGCGCCGCCACCTGCTCAGGTGACGATCTGGATAGCTGGATGGCGGACTTTGGTTTTTTTCGTCGCTCTGCCGTGCAGGCCACTGGCAACGTGACGTTCTCCCGTCTCACGCCCACCTGCCAGGCCCTTATACCGGTCGGGACAAAGATAACTACCCTTGATGGCAGCCAGACCTACACTGTTATTGCAGACCAGGCCGGGCGGTCGGGCTATATCATCGCAGCCGGCGTTATCTCTCTTGATGTACCGGTACGGGCAGACACCGCAGGCGTTGCGGGTAATGCTCAGCCAGGTACCATCACCGTCATCACAGGTTCAGTGTTATATGTCGATCAGGTCACCAATCCGGAAGCTTTTACCGACGGAAAGGATGCTGAGTCCGATGACGAATTCCGCGCACGATTCAGATTGTGGATTTCGTCATTATCCAGAGCAACCAAAGCGGCGATTACGTTTGCGCTCAGCACTATTCAGCATGGCGTCAGCTTCACTCTGAGCGAGAATGTCGCCTGGGACGGTGCGCCGCAGCCGGGATATTTTTATGCGGTAATTGATGATGGCAGCGGCATGCCGCCACGCGAACTCCTTGATCGTGCCTACAGGGCAATTGATGCTGTGCGCGGCTTCACTATTACCTTTGGGGTTTTTGCGCCGGAGGTTATCTATGCCAGTGTCGTGCTTTCATTTACGACAAATAATCAGGCAGACCACACAGGTGTAGCCATGCTGGTTGAGGAGGCGATAACACATTACATTGCCAGCCTTAAGCCTGGCCAGCTAATGGCCTACACCCGCATCATCAGAGCGGCCTATGCGGCCAGTCCATTGGTCACGAACGTGACATTCCTTACCCTCAATGGCGGAAAAGCCGATCTCGCGGCCTCGCCAAAGCAGGTTATTCGCAAAGGTCAGATCACGGTGAGCTGAATGGCTAAAGGTGACAAAAATGACTTTCTGGCCCGGCTTCATGCACTGCTTCCGCCTGGCTGGTTTAATGATGACAGTCCGATTCTTGAAGGTACGCTGTCTGCATGTGCCTCATCGTTATCCTGGTGTTACACCCTTTATCGCTACGCCCGTAAGCAGACACGCATCTCCACCGCCACTGATGGCTGGCTGGACATCACAGCCTGTGACTTCTTTGGCAATAGCCTCAGCAGACCTGATGGTATGGATGATGACCGCTTCCGGATCCGGATAAAAACGAATCTGCTTCGAGAGCGGGGTACGCGACAGGCGGTCATCGACATTCTTGAGATGCTGACAGGGAATAAGCCTGCTGTGTTTGAGCCATCGCGCCCAGCAGATACAGGTGCCTACGGTAGTCCGGCCATCGGCTATGGTGCGGCTGGTGGATATGGATCCCAATATCTGCCTTACCAGGCATTTGTGAGCGTCAGCCGGCCGCGCGGTCAGGGCATTCCCTGGGTGGCGGGCTATGGAACATCAACGGCCGGATACAGTAACCCTTCGCGTGCACAGTATGTTTCCAGGCAGATGATCACTGGCTGCATTACGGATGCGCAGATTTACGCAGCCATTGCGATCGTTAAACCGGAAGGCACCCTCGTCTGGGTAAGAATTCATTAATCTCATTTTCTCCGTTAACAGTCACACGATGGCCATCCTGCTGATGGTCTTTTTTATGGATAACACTATGGATCGACAAATTGTTTATCCGGGCGCCATTCCGCTCGAAACCGACCTGCTTAACACTAATAAGTTTGCCATGACAGGAATGGCAAAACTGGCATCAGCCATTATGGGCGAAAGCACATGGCTTCACGGGCTGGCATGTAAGCCGACTGCACCTGCATCAATGAGTGTGGAGGTCGGGGAAGGGCAGATTTATACGCTGCAGCATGTCGATGATACGGCTTATTCGTCACTGGCTGCTGATAACACAAATACCATTCTGAAGCAGGGTCTGAATACGTCTGCGTGCCTTTTCAGACTGGAGGCACCCGCATTACAGGGACATAGCATCAACTATCTGATCCAGGTGACTTACGCAGATACTGATACGGGCCCCACTGTACTGCCTTATTACAATGCGGCTGACCCGGCGATAGCCTTTAGCGGGCCGGCTAACAGCGGCACTGCACAAAGCACGGTAAGAGCCGGTAAATGTCATCTTGCAGTAAAAGCGGGTATTGCCGCCAGAACGGGTAACCAGAAGTCCCCGACACCGGATCCTGGTTATACAGCAGCATGGATAATTACCGTAAATAACGGGGATTTATTCATTGAGGCTTCAGCGGTAAGCATAGCTGAGCATGCGCCTTTTCTTCCGGAGGACGGCATCATCACTGCTGTTCAGCAGGGGTGTATGAACCGTGGCAAAGCGAATCGTGAGGGGGATACCTACCATCTGGTCTGTCAGCCGCCAGTCACTAAACTTACAGATGGGATGCGTCTGTTCTTTCGCACACCAGCAACGAACGGGGGAGCATGTAAACTTCGCGTAGGGGATTTTCCGGCCTGTCCGGTTTATGACGAGGTCTCCAGAGAACTTACTGAGGGCAACCTCAGCATCTGCCAGCAAAATGAAGTTGAGTGGAATGCGACCCTGAATGCGTGGATCCTGTGTAATAACAAGCAGAAACTTGACTGGGCCGATATGGATCGCCGTTATATCCCGGTCAGTGGCGGCAGGGTCAAAGGGCCGCTTGCAGTAGAGGGCTTACTGGAAACGGACAGGGCACTGAAAATAGGGGAAACAGAAGTCACATCCGAAGGCGACATTCTGGGAAAAGCCTGGGGCGGAAGTCTGCATTCCTGGCTGAACAGACGTTCAGCCTTATTTTTGCAGCAATTAAGTGATCAGCCTTTGGTCTGGAAAGACCCGGTCAGTAACCTTGTTATCCAGGGGGGCCTGTATCCGGCGAACAAAGGAGTGATCAGGTTTCCTTTGACTTTCCCTCAAAGCTGTACCCTCGTCTTAATCACGCAGTGCGGCAAACATAAAATGAGCAAAGATAACGCGTTTGTTTCTGATGTTAAGTCCACCAGTTTTTATTTGAACGCTGGCAGCGGGGAACCTTCTTTCTACTGGCTGGCCATGGGGTTTTAATCATGAATATCGGGTATAGCGCAAAAACGAATACATTTTTCTTAATTGATGAAGAGGCAGCTTACAGGAAATCCGGCACGTGGCCGGATGATATTATTCCTGTGCCGGATGACGTGTGGCAAAGGTTTATAAGCGAACCGCCGGAAGGTAAAGAACTCGGACCAGGAAAAGATGGCCTGCCAGCCTGGGTTGATATCCCTGACCAGGAAGGCCCAACCATTGAGGAAAACGAGTCGATAAAGAATGCGTTACTGGAAAGGGCGGATACGGAAATACGCATGCTGACAGTAGTGCAGGAAATTTATGGACTAAATGAAGAAGAAAAACAGAAACTCATTGCCTGGAAAAAATATTTAGCTGAAGTATACAGGCTGGACGCGAGAGTAAATAAGAAACTGGACTGGCCAAATATGCCAGAAGCTGGCTGAAGAGGCTCGTCCGGAACGAGCCTCTGAGTTAATACTTAAAAGCGATAACCGACATTGATGATAGCGCTCTTCACATCATGTTTTTTTGATGTGAAAGCGGCCTGCGAGCCTTCAAAAGCTGCAGTTAATGCCAGATGTCTGGTTGCATCAAATGTCAGACCAGTACTGTACGCAAAATGGTTGGAGGAAGATGAACCGCTACTGGAAGACATTCTGTTAATATCTTCATAATTTAACGGGTTGTCCACTTTCGTATGCGAGATACCGCCTAATGCAAATACACTGAGTTTATCGGAGATGCGGTAAGTCGGTCCCATCAATGCTGAGTAATATACTGCATTTCTGTCTAACCGGTGTTTTGCATTATATTTTTCTCTGCATGCTGTATCATTTTTTCTGCACTCGGTATTGGCATTCTGCCAGTTCTTCTTCATCGCCGACACGGTACCCATGAAACCCCACGGTGATGATGTCTCATACTGAAACCGGAAGTTTCCGCCCTGAATTTCACCAAAATCATTAATATGACCACGCTGGTAACCAAAGGACATGGTCGGGCTTACATCCGAATCCTCTGCCATCGCATTGGTGCAAAAAATTATGGAAGTCAGCAAAGCCAGTGACGCTTTTCTTAATAACATCTGAACTCCTTTTAGAAATGGGTTGCAAATTTCGGCGTGCATACCCGTTAAGGGAGACCCATTTATAGCCAGACTTCAGTTCATAAAAGTGAAAATTAAGTTTTTTTCATGATGCTAATTCAGGGGGCTTAAAAAATTGTTTTTTATATTGTTAGAGTAGTGAGTTCGGGAGTTTTATTAATTTGTGTGTCAGTATGTAAGTTTTATTTTTATGAGCACTCAGGGCCCGTCTTACTCATAATGATGCGTATTGATAAATACTTCGGCGGATAACATTCATCT